TGCCGTGATCAAGATCCCTGGCGAGTTGACGCAGGATCAGGCGGACTCACTCCGCAACTCATTTAGCCGCCGTCATGAAGGCATTGAGAAGATGCACAAGATCGCGGTGCTGACCGGCGGTGCAGACTTCCAGCAGATGTCCATGAAGATCAGCGATATGCAGTTGGTTGAGACCCTGCACTGGGGCGTTGAGTCCATCGCTCGGCTCATGGGTGTACCGCTCCACCTGCTCCAGTACCCAGGCGGCAACAGCTCGTACAACAGCGTTGAGATCGTCAGCATTGAGTGGCTGCGCCTTGGGCTTGGACCACTCGTCACGCGCCTAGAGGCTGGCTTGCAGCGTCTCGTTCCAGGTGCCGATCAGACCTTCATCAAGTTCACACTTGACGGCCTGCTCCGACCTACGACCAAGGAGCGCTACGACGCATACGCCATCGCGCTGAATAACGGCATCCTGTCGCTGAACGAGATCCGCCGTCTTGAGGATCGCGCAGATGTTGAAGGCGGCGACGAGCACTACAAGGCACTGAACATCGGCGTAGTTGGTCAGGAGCCACAGGCTTGAGCTACATCATCGTTGACCTTGACGGCACGCTGATCCTTGACAACGAGCAGCCTAACCAGCCGCTGATTGATCTGCTCAACGAGCAGGTGATGTCTGGCGACAAGCAACTCATCGTGGTCTCGGCTCGCAGCATTGAGCGCCTAGAAGAGACACGCGCATGGCTTCAGGAGTACAAGGTCGCAGGCGTTGAAGAGGTTCACCTCAACGACTTTGACGGCTCACCCTTCGCCACCGGCTTGGCGTTCAAGGAGTACAAGTACGGTCTGCTCAAGGAGCAGTACGGCGAGGAGTTGGAGTACGCGATTGACAATGATCCAGCCGTGCGCGAGATGGCTCGCGGCTTGATGATCGAGGCGTATTCGCCTGACGAGTATCTCGCTGACGAGGAGCGCGCCGTGTACGAGGTTCCTGACTACATCCGCAATGCAGCCGCTCGCGGCTTGTCGTTCGTAGAGGACGGCCGTGCAGGCGAAGGCTTGCAGGCGCAGACCATTGACGAGGCGCGCGAACTTGCAGCCGGTCGAGCAGACACCGACAAGGTGATCCGCATGGCCGCATGGATTCGCCGTCATCGCGGTGACTGGGAAGGCGTGCCACAGAATCAGGATCAGGACAACGAGGACTTCCCAGGTCCAGGCGCTGTTGCTGGCTTCCTTTGGGGTGTGGAAACAACTGACCGCGACGCAACTGATCGCGTACTCTCGTGGGCAGATGCTTTGATCGCAGCTGAAGATAGGGAGATCATTGATATGAAAGAGAAAGAAACTCGCTCACTTCCGATTGGCGAGTACCGTCTTGCCGAGGCTGATGCCGACGGTCAGCGCACCTTCAGCGGCTACGCTGCGATCTGGAACAGCGCGAGCGCTGGGCTGCCATTCGAGGAGCGCATTGCGCCAAGCGCCTTCAAGCGTTCACTGGCTCGCGCATCCGCAGGGCAGAAGATCATCTCCTTCCTGTTTGGTCATGACGAGACGCGCGCTCTGGCAACGACCGCGAGCGGCCGCCTTCAGTTGACCGAGGACGAGACTGGTCTGCGCGTTGAGGCGAAACTAGATCCAGCCGACCCAGACGCTGCCAAGGTCATCTCGATGCTGACGCACGAGAGCGCCGCTGCCGGTATGTCCTTCGGCTTCCAGAAGGTTCAGGATTCGTGGGATGGCAATCAGCGCACGATCAAGGAAGCCAACCTGTTCGAGGTGAGCATCCTTGCTGCCGGTGGTCAGACCCCTGCCTACCCTGCGACCCTTGGTCTCACGGCAATCCGCCAAGTCACTGCGCCAAAGATCGGCGTAGAGGCTGAGGCGTTGATGGCCACACTTGAGTCAGTCAAGGCTGGACGAGAACTGTCCACCGAGGAAGTGGCTGTCATTGATGCTGTCCGCTCGAAGCTCGCGCCAAAGCAGGAGAAGGTCATTGACCCATCCGTCGCTGCGGCAATGCTGGCGATTGTAGCGGCAGAAGGTGAAGCACTCTAGGTCTCGTGCCTGCGCCCCACCGCCCTGAGTAGGCGAGTCCGCGTTAGAGCAACCCACCGAGGAGAGCAAAGTAGATAGTCCGCCTATGTGCGGAGAAAGGAAGTGGACACTATGTCCGACTTCGCAAATCTCGCTGACAAGCGAGCACACCTCCTGACGGAGGCTCGCGGCATTGCCGTAGAGGCCGCCGATAAGGGCATCGCCCTCGAGGGCGAAGACAAGGCGCGCTTCGAGAAGCTCGTCGCAGAGGCTGGTACGCTTGCCGAGGCGATGAAGTCCGAGAAGAACGCTACGGAAGCACGCAAGGCTGCTGACGAGGCTCGCGCCGAGTTCGCCGCTGTTGTTGCTCCAACGGCTCCTAAGACCAAGACGGATTCCGAGCGCCTTCGCGCACTCGGTCTTGCCGGCGGTACGGAGATCTTTGAGCAGCGCGATGTGACCAAGAGCAGCAACCTGGGTGACCCTGTGTCAGTATTCCCACGAGTGAATGTCGTGGCTGCGCAGATCAACCCATTCATCAACCCAGCAGTGGTTAATGTGATTCAGGTTGCAACTGGTAACGCAATCAAGTTCCCACGAGCCACGGCTCTTGGGACCGCGACTGCACCAGGCGAAGGTGGAACGATTGTTGAGAGCGACCCAACGATGGGTACTCTTCAGTTGACTCCTGCTGGCTACAAGATCCTCGTTCAGGTTTCCGAGGAACTTGTTGAAGACTCAGCCTTCTCACTCGCTGATTTCATCTCGGATGCCGCCGGTGGGGCTGTGGCGGTAGCACATGGAGCCGCCGCTGGTACCGCTGTTGTTGGTGCTTCAACCCTTGGCGTAACTGGTGCGACTTTCGTGCCTACATATGCCGAGCTGAACTCGCTCCAGTACAGCGTTCGTCAGCAATACAGGACGGCTCCTAAGGCTGGCTTCTTGATGTCCGATGCGACCCTTGGAACCATCCTTGGAATCACATCGTCCAGCGTTCCGCTCTTCCAGCCAGGTGGCCAGGGTGGCGTTGATCGCCTTCTTGGGAAGCCTGTCTACACTGCCGGCGGCATCGCCGACATTGGCGACAATAACAAGCCAATTCTCTTCGGAGATTTGGGGCAGATTGCGACTGCATTGGTGGGCGGAATCACCGTGAGCGTAAGTCGTGAGTACGCTTGGAATCTAGGTTTGGTGTCGTACAAGGTCGAGGTGCGCGGTGCAACTGGCCTTCTGCAGCCAGACGCAGTCAAGCACTACCTCTGCGCCTAATCCGTTAGGAGCAACGCGTAGTCAGTGGGGAAGGGGAGTCGCTTCGGCGGCTCCCCTGAACCGCAAGTAAGGAGATCAATGCTCGTTCGACTTTGCAAGCGACGCGGTGAATATCCGTCCGGCTCAATCGTTGACCTGCCACAGGCAGAGGCGGAGAGCCTGATTGGGTTTGGCTTGGCTGAGGCTGTTGCAGATGTCGACGCAGAGGCACCAACGCGGCTCGTAGAGCGCGCGAAAGTATCAAAGGGTATGAGGACTGCTACCATCTCGCAATCGGAGCCTGGCGTCGCTCCTGAAGGGGAATAATGCTGAGCAATGGGCAGGTCACGATTGGCACCACCGCAACCCTGATCACGACAGGTGTAGTCGGTGCTTCGTGGGTGAGCCTACATATGAGCGGCAACACAACTGTCTATTTGGGTGGTGCAGCCGTGACCACCTCCACCGGTATGGAACTGCACAAGGGAACCACCGTAACGATCTGGCTGCCAGAGGCTGACAAACTCTACGGCGTAGTAGCGTCATCAACGCAAGTCGTAACCTACCTACACACAGGAGGCCGCTAATGTCTTACGCAACACTCGCTGAGTTCAAGGCTGCTGTCGGCATTACCGACAGCACGGATGACACCGCGCTTCAGTCTGTGCTGGACGCAACCGACACGCTGATCGATCTCTACTGCGACCGCAAGACTGGCTTCGGCACTGCGTCGGAGACACGCTTCTACACGGCTGAGGACTACGAGTATGTGCTGACCGACGATCTCGTCAGCGTCACGACGCTCCAGACAGACGATGACGCGAACGGAACCTACGAGACCACCTGGACGAGCGGCACTGACTATGTGCTGGCTCCGCGCAATGCTGCGCTGGATGGCTTCCCTTACACCGAGATCGATACGAGCGTCACTTGGCCGCGCAACTTCCCCAAGGATGTCTATCTCGGCGTGAAGGTCGTTGGCGTGTTCGGCTTCCCATCGGTACCGGCTGCGGTCAAGCAGGCGGAGATCATTCAGGCTGGCGCTGTCTGGAACAGCCGCACCGCGCCATTCGGCGTGATCGGATCGGCTGACCTTGGCGGCATCCTGCGGATGAGCCGCGCTCTGCACCCAGAGGCTGCGCTGATCCTTGAGCCGTACCGCAAGCGCGGCGGCTTGGCACGATGACCGACCTGACCATCCTTGATGCCATTGCAGCTCGGCTGACGGCGCTCACGCCGCCGACTGGCTACGCGCTCCGCAAGGCATACGCCACGCCTCCTGAATCGCTGCCGGTCGTACCTGCGGCGATCCTCTTCCCAGGCGATGACTCAATCACCGTCGGCAACGGCAACCGCACCACGGTGCTCACGGTAGCGATTCGCGTTTACCTCCTGCCCATCCCACGGATGGATGACAAGTACCGCGACCTCTACACTTGGCGCGCTTGGCTCCGCACAGCCTTTGACGGAGCTGTGACGATTAGTGGAAATGCCGTTCAGGTAGCAGTCACTGCTACTACACTCGGCACAGATACATACGCCGATCAGGAATACCTGACCGTAGAAGCAACTGCGGAAGTCACGGTCTATGACACCGTGGCGTTCACCGCGTAAAGCAAGGAGATCGAGAGATGGCAACATACGGCGCAAAGGCTCTGACGCGAATCGCTACTGCGTCGCAATCTGGCTTCGGCACGGCCGCCGCCATGGGTACAACGACCGGCGAGATTCTTTTCAACGAGACTGTCGGATCGCTTGATCTTGGCGTGACCGTCGATATGGGCGAAACGGTATCAGTTGGTCGCCGCACCGCGATCCAGGCGAGCCAGCCAGTCATCACCGGACGCGCACCAGTCCTCACCATTGCTGAGGGTCCTGCATCGCTCCGCACCCTGCCACTCGTACTTGACGCAATCGGCGCGAGCACCTCAGGCACGGCTTCGCCGTACTCGTGGACTTGGTCGCCAACGCAGACCGATGTCGACACGCTCGTCTTCTACTCGTTCCTTGTGACTGACGGCGTGCAGAAGTATCTCGTTCGAGACGCAGCGCCAACCGAGATCACCTTCTCGGCAGATGCAGCAGGCTTGCTTCAGATGGGTGCAACCTTTGCGGCGACCACGGTCTCCAGCTCAGTGCTTGCCTTCCCTAATGCGATCCCTGCAAATCCATTCCTGCCTGGTCGCTTGATGAAGTTGAGCACCGACACCAACTTCCCAGACAAGAGCGGCACAGGGGCGACCGACTACGCTTCGATCTACAACTTCAACCTGTCCATCCAGACTGGCGTTGGAATGATCACCGCCCTTGACGGCAGCCTCTCGGCCGCGACGGCAGCCCTGACCGGTGTGCTGGATGCAACCCTGACCTTCACGGTAGCGAGCAACTCAGCAGCCACGACGAGCTTCCCAATCACCGACATCGCCACGCAGAAGTATCTGCGCCTGTACGGCACGACTGCCGATAACTTCGGCGTGTGGATTCTCGGCTCGTGGGAGATCGAGAATGTTGTTCCGCTCTCGGCGGATAACGAAGGCGTTGTGGTCAATGAAGTGACCTGCCGACTGGCGTTTGATACGACCTCAGGCAAGTCGCTTGAGATCGTGGTGGATTCGCCGCTGGCAACAGCGCCGTAAAGAGCAGCGCCTAGTGCGCTAGTAGGAGGGTTAATATGGACACGGTAAAGATCACGCTGGAGGGCAAGTACGCTGGGTGGACGGCCGAGCTGCGTAAGGCAGTCTCGGCGCGCATCCTGCTCGACTTGGATTCTGGAGACGCACCACGCGCGCTCGCTGCGTTTGCCAAGTTGGTGGTCACGCATAACTTCAAGGGGCTTGATGGCAAGCCTTGTGAGGATGTGCTGGACGCACCGGTAGACGCACTTTCACAGACGCTTGAGGCGTGGGGCAAGGCGAACCAGCCAGACCCCAAGTAAGGCTCGCTGCCAGGCGGCTGGCGATAGGGCAGTCTCTATCCCCACCGCCTGAGATTATGTTCCACATCCTTGGCGAGAAGTTTGGGATGTGGCCAGAAGAGGTGGCGAGCCTACCGCTTGACCAGGTGCTGCTGGCGTGGATGATCCACGCAGAGATGCAGCCGAAAGGGAAGTAGATGCCAGCCGCGATTGTCGTAGAAGGTCAGTTCGATAGGAACTACGACCAGCTGCGGCTCGGCTTCCTAAAGGGTTCTAACCCAAGCGCGTTCAAGCGCTTGATGACCTTCGCCACACTCAACGCCGCGCGCACACTCCAGAAGCCAATGCGCGACAAGGCACCGCGTGGCGAGACCGGCAACCTTCGCAAGAAGGTGCTGGCACGCGGAGCGCGATACAACAAGCCTGCTGCGGTGGTTGGTATCAAGGGTGGTCGTAAGGGCGTGTTCTACGGCTGGCTGGTTGTGGGTGGGCAAGGTCAGCGCCGCACTACGCCGAACGGAACATTCACCGTCAAGGGAGTGAGGCCGCGACCATTCGTTGATCAAGTGGTGAAGCAGCGCGCAAACATCAATCGAGCGGTAGAGTCATACGGTAAGACGGTAGCCGCGTTTTTGAACAGCGAGCCATTCCGCAACACCATCCTAAAGTTTAGAAGGGGTAATCAACGCTGATGGCTGCAAACCAGACCGCTAACTTCGTAGTCAAGGCGAAGGATCAAGCCACAGGGCCGCTCGGCAAGATCGGCACCTCTATGGGCAATCTCAAGAGGACTAGCATTACCGCCTTCAAGGGCATCGCGGTTGGCGCCGCAGCAATCACGGCGGCATTTGCAGCCTTTGCCATTGATGCGGTAAGGAAGGCGGCAGCCTTTGAGACGGCGATGCTCAATGTCAACAGCATTGCCAAGCTAACGCCAGCAGCATTTGCAGACCTTCAGAAGTCCGTTCTTGAACTAAGCAAGACCCTTCCGCAAAGTGGCGAGACACTTGCACAAGGTTTGTATGACATCGCATCCAGCGGTTTCGCAGGTGCAGAAGGTCTCAAGGTACTTGATGCCGCCGCAAAGGCTGCGTCTGCCGGTCTCGCGCAAACCTCAGAGTCCGCCGCAGGAATCACGGCCGTACTCAACGCCTACTCCTTCAGTGCGGATGAGGCGCAGCGCGTCTCGGACATTCTCTTCAAGACCGTTGATCGAGGTGTGATCACCTTCCCAGAACTCGCAGAAAACATTGGTAAGGTCACGGCCCTATCGGCACCTCTTGGTGTCAGCCTTGAGGATGTTGCAGCAGGATTGGCGGTACTGACCAAGAACGGTATTGATGCGGAGAACGCCACCACGCAGTTGAACGCGATTATGCAAGCCGTTCTTTCTCCTACTGGACAGGCAACTGAACTTGCCAAGCAACTTGGCATCC